TGGTGTCTTCGCCAAGGTGCCGGTCCGCTGGGAGACCACACGGCAGAACCTCACCAAGCTCCACGACGTCATCATCGACCAGCCAAACCTGGTGCTGGCCGAGGAGCTCAAGAAGCTGGAGGCGCCCAAGAAGTTCATCGACCTCGCCATCAAGAAGTACGAGGACGAGCCCCTGGGCAACGGCTACGCCGTCCTTCAGGCCATCACCCGCGCTGCGCAGGAGTACGAGGACATGGACCACCGCTTCGAGTACGAGGCGATGGGGGGCAGGGTGATGCAGCGGCTCGCGTTGCGGGCATAAGGAGACTCCACGGGTTAGCATTCGCCCTCTTGACGTTCATTTGGGGAGGGCGGATGCTGGCCGGTCCCACCAACTTGGAGGTCTCCTGATGCCGCAGAATGATCAGTCAAAGAAGCTCCAAAGCGTGAAGGACAAGGTCGACCGGTTGGAGAAAGACGTGAAGCAGTTGAAGGATCTGCTCAACGTCCAAGACAACTGGCACTCTGAAGTGCGAGGCTGGGTCGGCGACCTGGTCCATGTCTCGTTCAATGGCGCGCTTTTCCAGGGCACGCTCAAGTGGATCGACCGCTACACCATCTGCCTGACGACTGAGTCGGGCACGGCTACCGTCAACGGCCGGAAGATCAGCCGCACGGTCATCTTCCCCAAGAGCCAGATCGTGGTATCGAGGGACGACCATGCCAGCGAATGAGGAGCTGCAACTCCTGGCGAAGATCCTGGAGACCGGCAACCTCAAGGCAGTGCTCGATGCTGGCATCAATCGTTCCTTCTTCAAGGACGACGGTGCCGAGATGGTATGGGGCGAGATCGTCGAGTTCTTCCACTCGGACGAGGGAAGAGGCCACGTACCCTCCCTGGAACGCATCAAGAAGGACTGTCCTCAGGTGGTGTTGCCCGAGCCGGGCAACCTGCCGCTCAAGTCCTACGTCAAGGACATCCTCGACAACTACGCCGCGCATGTTCTGGGTACCATCAGTGATGACATCCTCGACAACAACCGGGAGAAGCACCTCGACGAGGTGATCTCCCGATCACTGAAGAGTCTGACGGACCTCTGCAAGGAGCGTCGTACCAGCCAGGACATTCTGATCGCCGAGTACGTGAAGGAGGCGGCCGCTCGGTACGCAGCGTTCGAGAGCGCCACTGGCTTCCGCGGCATCCCTTACCCGTGGGATCCGCTGAACGTCGAGACGCAAGGCATGCAGCCTGGAGAGCTGATCGTGTTCTACGGGCGACCCAAGTCGATGAAGACCTGGGTGCTGCTCTCCATCGCCGCCAACGCCTACGATGCCTGGAACCGCCGGGTGCTGCTGTACACCCGAGAGATGACCCCGGAGCAGATGGTGGACCGGACTCTCTGCCTGCTGATCAATGCGCCCTACCAGTACTACAAGACTGGTCGCCTTCACCGGCTGCCAGTCCCCGAGGGCGGTACGATGCGTGATCGGTGGAACGACCGTCTCGGCTCCATCAAGATCGAAGAAGAGGCATGCCGCACGGATGACGGCCACGAGAAGACCTTCATCATCACCGCTGACCGTGACCGCAAGAGTGGTGGTGCGGGTGGCGGTGTCACTGGTCTGATGCACAAGATCCAAGATCATCGGCCAGACCTGGTGTGCGTTGACGCGGCCTACCTGATGAAGAACGACAAGTCAGGGAAGCGGTCGATCAAGTGGGATGAGCAGTCCGACATCATCCGTGACCTGAAGGATCTGGCCATGGACTGCCAGCTGCCCATCCTGGTCACCACCCAGGCCAACCGCGGCTCTGAAGACTCACGGGGCGAGTCGATGCGGAACATCGCCTTCGCCGATGCCTACGGCATGAACTGCGACATGGCCATCGAGATCAACAAGAAGGCCACCAACGACCCGTACTACAACGAGCTGGCACTCAGCATCACGGGCGCTCGCGAGATCAACATGAACGGCTTCGCCATCCACGGCTGCGCCGCGAGCAACTTCGGCATGCTCATGCGCAAGTCACACAACGAGGATGGAGTCCTCATCACGGACGAAGAAGGCAAGCCGCAGCTGGAGCCGTACGTCTTCCACCAGCCCAAGCAGTTCCGCGACTTCTTCAAGGAAGTCGACGCACTCAAGGCCAGTCAGAAGAAGAACAGCAAGGGACCGAGTGTCTCCGGGGAGATGTCTGAGGTGTTCCGTTCAGCCGCCGCGAAGGAGATCCGCGGCAAGGACAAGAAGGGAAAGTAGTGAGCATCGAATCCGTCATGGACGTGGCGCGCAAGTACCTGCGCTTCGTCAAACCCTCCGGCCCCCACAACATTGGGGGCCCCTGCCCCTTCCACAAGGGCGGCACGGAGCAGAACCCCAGCTTCTACATCAACACGGATACTGGGTTGTGGTACTGCCACACGTGTCACCGCAAGGGCACCCTGGTTCAGTTCCTCCAGCACATGAAGGCCGGCGCCTCCATGATCGATGCGATCATGGAGCGCGTCCGGTTGCAGGCGCCCAAGGATGAGTTCAAGTACCGTGACCCGGGCAAGGGAGAACACGTCCTCAACGAGGGACTGCTAGGTGTGTTCCAGTTCTGCCCCACCGATCTGGTGAAGGAGGGGTTCAGCAAGAAGCTCTTGCAGCTCCTAGAGATCGGCTTCGACAAGAAGGAGATGAGGATCACCTTCCCCATCCGTGATCTGTACGGCAACCTCGTAGGAATCTCGGGGCGGACGGTGAAGGACGAGCACCCGCGGTACAAGGTGTACAAGGCGAAGGATCTGGTGCAGTACGCATCTGATGATCCCATAGTGCGAGCCCGCTACGAGCGTTATGAGATCAAGAACCACAACTTCCTGTGGAACATGCACAACGTCTTCCCGGAGATCTTCTACGGGGAGATGGACCAGATCATCATCGCTGAGGGGTACAAGGCGTGCCTCTGGCTCATCCAGCAGGGCTGGCCGCAGACCGTGGCGCTGCAGGGCAGTCGGATGACCAAGGCACAGGAGCTCACGCTCAGTCGCTTGGGAGCGGAAGTCTACTTGTTCCTCGATCACGACCAGGCGGGAAAGGAAGGCACGTTGGACACAGGCTCGCGGCTAGTCGACTGCGGGATGCGTGTCAGAGTCTGCGTATACCCTGAGCACTACGAAGACGAAAAGGTCCAACCAGACAACCTCGACCAGGAAGTCATTCAGAGCGTCCTTGACGCTGCCCCCGACTTCCGCATTTGGAGGAGAGACAATGGACTACCGAGGCCAAAAAGTTCCCTTCGAGCAGCTTCTCATCGGCACCCGAGCCAGGAGGGCCGGGAGCGGTGAGGGTGGTGGTGGCGGCCGCATGACCCGTGGTGCCTCCCTCAACATCCGTTGGGGGGCGCGCTGGAAGCCACCGAAGAACATCACGACGGAGCTGCGGCTGCTGTCGGGCTCCTACACCACGTTCGAGGACTTCCCGCAGGCGTACTACACGTACATCGAGCACTTCATCGCGGGGCCAGACAAGAGCCTGCTCTGTTCCAAGCAGTACAAGTACGTGGACGGAGAGATCGCCACGGACGCGGGCAAGTGTCTGACCTGCGATGTGCGGGACGAAGGGGACGCGAAGAACATCAGCTGGCGCGTCATGCACGCCTTCAACGCCATCCACTTGGCGTGGTACCACCTGGTGCCTGTCATCGATGAGGACACCAAGAAGCCGGTGCGGTACGAGCGAGGGCGCCACAAGGGCGAGCCGATCATGAACAAGGTCCCCTGCGAGGGACGACGCTGCAAGCTGTGCAACGAGAAGGTGGAGAAGACCTTCGGCCGCAAGGTGCATTGGTCGATGGGCAACTCTCACCTGGAGCAGCTCGGCGGCATCATCAAGGAGATCCGCAAGGAGTGCACGTGCGGTGGCAAGATCACCGAGCTCGCGTACGAGTGTGGTGAGTGTGGCGCCACGCTGCTGGAGATCGGCAATCCGGAGGAGGCCGACACGTTCGGCGGTGCTCGTCACGAGTGCCCCAAGTGCAAGGCCGTCGACTTCCCCCTCAAGCAGAACGAGTGCGATCGCTGTCAGGACCCCACGCCGCTGTCGATCTTCGACTGCAACTTGGAGGTCAAGCGGACTGGCGAGAACACTGCCTCCACGATCCAGATCCCCCGGTGGGAGCAGATCGAGCTCACCAAGGAGCTGGAAGAGCTGGCCAAGCCCTGGCCCTTCGCGAAGATCTTCGCGGCCGATCCGTTCGAGATCCAGGCGAAGGTCCTCAAGGTCCGGAACCCCTACGCGGAAGACGAAGCTGGCAAGCACGCGGAGGAATTCAAGGACGGCGAGGGCACGGACGACGACATCGCGTTCTAGCTGATCACCGGAGGGGGCAGGCGGATGACTGCCTGCCCCCTCTATTACTTGTGGAGGTCGTGAATGATCCAGTACGTCCCGCCGGTCACATGGGTTGACAGCCCCGAGGAGATGACGAAGTTCGTGAACCATGTGCGCAGCACTGGCGAGTGCGCTATGGACACGGAGACCACCGGCCTCGACCGGCGCAGCGATCACGTAGTCTTGTGGTCGGCCTGCCCGGACGAGCAGTCCCGCTACTGTCTCAGCACCAAGATGCTGCGCATCTGGGATCGGGAGCTCTCGCCAGACCCCGACATCAAGTGGTACTTCACCAACCAGACCTTCGACTTCTCCATGCTCGCCAACTCTGGCGTGCGTGTTCCTGAGGGTGACACGTACTGCACCCTGGCGATGGACTGGCTCAACGACGAGAACCGCCAGGGCCGTCACGGGCTCAAGGAGACGGCTGCGGACTACCTTGAGTTCAGCATGAACTCGTTCAAGGACACCTTCGGTCGGCGTGACAAGGACGAAAGCGTGTCTGACCAGCTGCAGAAGGCGCTGAAGGAGGACTTCAAGAAGACCGTCTCCTACGCCTCGCTCGACGCCTGGGCCACCTTCCGGGTGTTCAAGCACCTGCAGCACAAGCTCGACAGTTACGAGAACACCATCGGGCAAACGCTCTGGGACTACTTCGTCGCCTACGAGATGCCCTTCACCCGCGTGCTACACAACTGCATCCGCCGCGGCATCATGGTCGACGTCGGCTACCTGGACGAACTCTCGCCGGCGCTCCAAGCGGACATCGAGGAGCTGGAGAAGCAGCTGAATCGCATGGCTGGCTGCGAGATCAATCCCCGCAGTCCACAACAGCTGCGCGTCTTGTTCTATGACAAGCTCGGGTTGAAGCCGATCAAGATGACCAGTGGTGGTGATAGCGGCAACCGCCAACCATCAACTGATGAAGAGTGCCTCCAGTTGATGGCCGACAGTGGCGTCGAAGCAGCGCAGCTGGTGATGCAGATCCGTGGTCT